AGAGGCATCAACTCCGCCCTGCAGCTTTCCAAGCGCGGTGGTGGTGTTGCGCTGTCATTGACCAACATCCGTGAATACGGCGCCCCGATCAAGAAGATCGAAGGCCAGAGCTCGGGAATCATTCCAGTCATGAAGCTTCTAGAGGACAGCTTCTCCTATGCCAACCAGCTGGGTGCAAGGCAGGGTGCCGGAGCTGTTTACCTAAACGCTCACCACCCAGACATCATGCGCTTCCTCGACACCAAGCGTGAAAACGCAGACGAAAAGATTCGTATCAAGACCCTCTCAATCGGTGTTGTGATCCCAGATATCACCATGCACCTTGCCAAGGACAACGAGGACATGTATCTGTTCTCTCCATACGATGTCGAACGCGTCTATGGCATTCCGTTCAGCGACATCTCGGTAACCGAGAAGTACCACGAGATGGTGGACAATCCTGAGATTAGAAAGTCGAAGATCAAGGCAAGAGAGCTGCTACAAAGAATTGCAGAGCTGCAGTTCGAGTCCGGCTACCCATATATTGTTTACGAAGACACGGTAAACGCCGCTAATCCGATCGAGGGCCGCATCAACATGTCGAACCTCTGCTCTGAGATTCTGCAGGTTAACACCCCAACCACCTACAACGAAGATTTGTCCTACAAGGAGATTGGTAAGGACATCTCCTGCAACCTAGGATCGCTAAACATTGCAAACATGATGAAGTCTCCGGACTTCGCTAAGTCCGTCAAGACTGCAATCAAAGCTCTTACTGCTGTTGCGGACCTCAGTTATATCAAGTCTGTAATGTCTATTGCTGAAGGTAACAGAAAGTCTAGGGCTATTGGCCTTGGGCAGATGAATCTTCACGGATACTTTGGCGAAGCTCGTATGCACTATGGAGATGAAGAATCTTTGGACTTTACCAACATCTACTTCATGACAATTCTCTACAACGCCCTAAAGGCTTCTGCCGAAATGGCTCAAGAGACTAAGAGTCCCTTTGATGGTTTCGAGAAGTCCAAGTATGCCGACGGCACTTTCTTCGACAAGTACATCAACGAGAAATGGGAACCTGCAACTGAAAAGGTTGCCCAGTTATTCAAAGATGCAAAGATCAAGCTCCCTAAGAAGAAGGACTGGGTTGAGCTTCGTGACTTTGTAATGGAGCACGGTCTCTACAACCAAAACCTGCAGGCAGTTCCACCTACTGGCTCAATTAGCTACGTAAACAACTCGACCAGCTCCATCCACCCTATTGCTGCACCTATTGAGGTTCGCAAGGAAGGAAAGCTTGGACGCGTTTACTACCCAGCTCCTGGTCTCACCAACGACAACTTTGAGTATTTCAAAGACGCTTATGAAATTGGGCCTGAGAAAATTGTTGACGTTTACGCGGCTGCAACCCAACACGTCGACCAAGGTCTATCGCTAACTTTGTTCTTTAAAGACACAGGCACCACTCGTGACGTAAACAAAGCACAGATTTATGCGTGGCGTAAAGGAATTAAAACTATTTATTACATCCGCATTAGACAAAATGCACTAGAGGGAACAGAAATGGAGAACTGCGTATCATGTCAGCTATAACTAGACCAATCAACTGGAACAAGATTGAAGACCAGGTTGATTTGGATGTATGGAATCGTCTGACTCAGAACTTCTGGCTGCCCGAGAAGATTGCACTGTCTAACGACATTCAGTCTTGGAGCACGTTGCGTCCTGAAGAGCAAGAACTTACTATGCGTGTATTTACCGGACTAACAATGCTTGACACCATCCAGGGGACTGTTGGTGCAATGAGTCTGATGCCAGATGCACGTACTCCTCACGAAGAAGCAGTAATTACAAATATCGCGTTTATGGAGAGCGTCCATGCTAAGAGCTACTCCTCTGTGTTCTCAACGCTTTGCTCGACTAAGGATATTGAAGATGCTTTTCGCTGGTCAGAAGAGAACCCTTTCTTGCAAAAGAAAGCCGAAATTGTTCTTAGCTATTACAAAGGCGATGACCCTCTAAAGCGCAAGATTGCTTCTACCTTCTTAGAGTCCTTCCTTTTCTACTCGGGCTTCTACCTGCCTATGTACTGGTCATCCAGAGCCAAGCTCACCAACACCGCTGACCTAATTCGCCTAATCATTCGCGATGAGGCCATTCACGGCTACTACATCGGATATAAGTTCCAGCTGGCTTACAATGAGCTTGACTGGAATGCTCAGCAAGACCTAAAGGACTACGCGTATGGGCTTCTGATGGAGTTATACGAAAACGAGATTAGGTACACGGCTGATCTTTATGACAGCGTAGGTTTAACTGAGGATGTCAAAAAATTCCTCCACTACAACGGCAACAAGGCCCTGATGAACCTGGGCTTTGACCCACTGTTCCCGAAAGAAATAACCAACGTAAACCCTGCTATTCTTTCAGCTCTAAGCCCTAACTCTGACGAGAACCACGATTTCTTCTCTGGGTCTGGCTCTTCCTACGTGATTGGGAAGCACGAGTCGACTACTGACGACGACTGGGACTTTTAAGGAGGTATGATGGATAACTGCAAGTGCGGTGGCAACTGCCCATGTGGCGGCAATGACTAAACTAGAACCCGCTAACTAGGAGACTTTAATGAAAGAAATTAAACACCTACACCTTATGGTACGGGCAGAAATTACTAAGCCAATCAAGACCGAGGAATATGCCAAGCTATGGCTTACCGAATTGGTCGAAATGATTGACATGAAAATTGCTGCTGGTCCGATTTCAAAGTATGTTGACATGGTTGGAAACGAGGGCGTTACTGCTGCTATCTCAGTGGAAACTTCACACATCGCATTCCACATCTGGGAAAAGCGTGATCCAATGATTATTCAGTTCGATCTTTACACTTGCGGAGACTTAGACCACAAGCAAGTTCTAGACCACTTGACTGAAAGTTTCGGAATTACCTCTATGACATGGCAGTATCTTGACAGAGCCGATGAGTTTAAACTTATCGAATCTTCCAACTAATAAATCGATAGGTTAAAAATGACAGAACCACAAAGCACGCAAAAGAAGAAAAAAGAAACATCTAGCACTTCCTGCTTTACCTATGAAGTGACAATGATTGTTCAAGTCTTGGCTGAAGACCGTGAACGTGCGGACGCGAAGCTTGATCAAGAAGGTGGATATGTAAGCCGCCGAGATGTAGTTCTCAAGGACGTTGCGTATCTTTATGACGGAAGCGACAAAGACGCTAAGAAGAGTAAATCTCAGGAGTAGTCGTTGCCTACTTACATATATAAATGTGAGCGCGGCCATGAATACGAAGAAGTCCGCGGGATGAATGAAGAGGCTAGACGTACGATTTGCGTAAAACCTGATTGTGGCACTAAACTAAAGCGTGTATTCGGCACACCGCCCATTACCTTTAATGGAAGTGGGTTCAATGCCAAGCACGGCTAAGTTAACGACACAACAGAAGAGGCTTTATGGGTCTGAGAGATTACATATCAATTCCTAGTTTTTTAGAAAAAGACGACCCTTTATGTGCTCAAACCGACCCAGAATTATTTTTTTCTCAGCCTGTAGCTGGATCTGAAGATCTTTTTAAGACTAAAAGAAGCGTATATTTAAGCGAACGCCAAGCAAAGGAAATTTGCAAAGAATGTCCTTTAATAAAGGACTGTCTTGCCTATGCCCTTAAATACGATGAGCAAGGTATCTGGGGTGGAACTACTGAACAAGACCGGGAAAAGATCAGGCGTTCTTTAGGTATCAGGGTTCTGCGAAGGTACAGTGACCAGTACGTATAGCTGGTAAAATAGAAGTGCCCTTGGGAGAGGTGGCATAACTAGTTATCTATCCCTAGGAGAAAATATGGACGTCTGGTCAGATGTTTTTAAGCGTTCTTTGGCCCTTGTGGCTCTAAGAGTAAGCGGAACCTTTGCCGGTGGTTCTATTGCTGGTATCGAGCTATGGCAGTCAGCAGCTGTGGCCGCCTTCCTTGGTGTTATGGAAGTTGTTGAGTCTATTTCCCGTGCCTACATGATCGATGGCAAGCTAGACCGCGCTGAGGTCAACGCTGCTTTCGGTGGTGTTCTAGACGAGGACATTGACAGAGAAATGGCTGCTTCTATCAACGAGCCAGAAGAAACCAACAAGGCCTAATAAGCAACCCCGGCCCCCACTAGACAAAACGTCTGGTGGGGGCTATTATTTATGTATGGAAGATTTTGAAGCCTGGCTTAAACATGGAGTAGAGATGGGCTGGTGCGGCCCTGCTGTTTGCCACACTCACGACAGCATGCCCATGTCCGAGCCAGAAGTTGCAGAATTTGATGAGGGACAGGATCCCTGCATTCACATCATTCGTCTTTACGAAGACGACATCCACAAAAAAGCAGTAGAAGCAAATCACGAGCCATCCACTTGGAGAGCCACTAATAGAGGGATAGATATCTAATGGCAAAAGGCAAAGGCGGCCGCGGCGGCGGAGAAAAGAATGACAACAGAAAAAGTGGCAAGGCTTTTAAAAAGTATCCAAAAGTTTTTGACGCAGTTAAAAGGCGTCTAGTTACTAAAAAATAGTTATACTTAATACACAACTAAATAACCCCTAGGGGGTGCGTAGTTTCGACGGCAGGTTGGAACTCGAAGAAGCGTGCAGAGAATCCTGTAACTCTTGAATCGGGAAAGAAAATAAACGCAAACTCACGTTCTGCATTCGCACTAGCTGCTTAGTTAGTGCACCACTGGTAGCAGTAGTCTTAGCTGGGCGCCACTGGGTTTAAATAAATAAGACAAAAACGTCTGCAGGACGCAAAGCTGCAGGGTAGGTGATAAGTCGGCCTAAACAGATTTATCAGGCTGTTGGATTCGCCTTGAGAACCAACTAAGCACGTAGAAGGACGAAGAAAAACTCTGCCGGACGCGGAGTGCGACTCTCCGCCACCTCCACGAGTATCTTGTATACTAAAAGCCTCAGCCCCCGGTCCACCACACCACACACCGCCGGGGGTTGAGTCATATTTGACAAACTAATCCCGCCGCACTATAGTTTCTGCTATGTCTAAAAACGAGAGGAAAGACATAGTGAAAAAACTGTCAGCTGTACTAGCGACTGCCGCAATGCTTGTAGGCGTCCTAGCTGCTCCTGCGAGCGCCGCTACTCAGGCGGTGACCCCTACTTCTTGGGGTCTAGATCGAATCGATCAGGCAACAAGTCAACTAGACAACTCTTTCACAACGCCGCTTTCCGGTGGTGCTGGTGTGAGGGTTTACGTTCTAGATACTGGTGTTGAAGGCGACCTAATGAGTTTTGGTGGCCGAGTCGAAAAAGGCTTTGATGCCACAACTGGAACCGGTGGTCGTGCAGACGATGACTGCCACGGTCACGGAACGCACGTAGCTGGAACTATTGCTAGTTCTCAGTTCGGTGTAGCTCCAAAAGCAACAATTGTTCCTGTGAGAGTTGCAACCTGTAAGGGCGGGGTTTCTAGCACCTGGCTTTACAAAGCTCTGGAATGGGTCTTAGCAAATCACCCCAAGAGAACTCCTGGTGTTGTAAACATGAGCATCGCTGTTCAATACAACGAGCCAGTCAACAATTTGGCAGACAAGCTATATCGAGAAGGTTTAGTTGTTGTAACTGCTTCTGGCAACTATCAAAACAGAGTAGATGCTTGCAAGCTAAGCCCAAGCAGCACAAAGTCAATTCTGACTGTAGGTTCTGTAGACAGCAACGGATTTATGACCCGTATAGGCAACTATGACAACTGCGTCGACATCTACGCTCCTGGTGGTTCTATTGTTTCTGAAGACCCCCTAATTTCATCCAGAGTTAGGTCTGGTACATCAATGGCATCGCCACACGTAGCTGGGGCCGCTGCTTTGTATTTAGGTATTCCTGGAAACCAGGGGGCCGCCATGTTTAATCACCTAGTTGTTCGCCACGCCGCAGTTGGAACTATTCCAAACCTGCCATCTGGTGATAACAGGGTCTTAGACATTACTTTTATCAATCAGCTAGCTAAGGGTGCTTTACCGCCTGTAAGCGTGCCTTCTGAGCCCGTAGAAGAGACTTTTGAGGAGCCTGCACCTGAAGAGGTTCAGACCCTTGCTACAGCCCCTCTAAACCTGGTTGTTATGTCCGGGGCAACAAGAATGGTAATTGTTTGGAATCATCCAAGAAACGCCGACCGCGTAACCATTGATCACTACAGAATCGAGTACAGTTACGACAGAGGCGGATCTTGGAGAATGCTAACTAGAGCTGCTGCTGGTGCAACCGAGGCTCAAACGCCAAAGCCACCTGTAGGACGTCTAGTTTCCTTTAGAGTTCTTGCTGTTACTGCTGCTGGAGACGGAGAGTCAAGCAACGTAGTCACAACAAGAATCGCTCCATAGTGACGAAAAGAAAAGATAAAGGCCCCTTCTTCGGAAGGGGTCTTCTTTTTAAGGTACTTAATATAGCATATGGACAAGCGCGATTTTGCTGGATAATGTACTAAACGTTACGTGCAAAAACTCTGTTACAACTTAAACCTAAGATGTAACAAAACCAGCTGAAATTATGTTAGGGTGAAACCATGAATGAAGATGACAACATAGACGACTCCATCGCTCTTAAGCACGTGGAGGACCAATTAAACGCCGCTAATGAAGAAACGATTAATGTAGCCAGGGCAGCCACAAATATAATGATGACTGACTACGGCCGACAGCCAACCGAGGGCAACCTTAGCGTCGTGGACTTGATAAACAGCTACTTGCTTGAAGACTGGACCTGGTTTAGAGACGTTCTTTCAAACAACGCTAAGGGCCTTCCTGACCACTGCGAGCATGTCGACCCGGCGCATCCAGCGATGTGGTATGGAATCCTCACCTACCCGAACAAGCTCTGGTGCCAGTCTTGCACAGGGTTAGTGATAGACATAGATGAAGAAAATGACATGCATAAGTGCGACCGTTGTAGCGCAACAGGCGTAAATCAGTTTTATGACATTGCTTTCCCCGTAGGCAACATTCTTATCTTTGGCAGTATCTGCGAAGACTGTGTGGAGAAGACCAAAAAGTAATGGACGCCCCTATTGGTAAAGCGTTGTTATACGCTCGCGTATCCACACTTATGCAGGTAACTGATGGTGTGTCTTTGGACGTGCAGGAGAGGCAGCTGATAAACGCTGCCGAGTTTCACGGCTTTGCTGAGTGGGAGATTGTTCGAGAAGAGGGCCGCTCGGGGAAGAACGTGAGGGGTCGCCCGGAGCTACAGAGGGCGCTGAAGATGCTCGAGCAGAAAGTAGCAGACGCCCTTATTGTTACAAGACTAGACAGACTCGCTAGATCCACGTCGGACTTTCTGGCAATCGTTGACTTGGCAAATAAGCAAGGGTGGCGACTAATCATGTTGGACCTGAACCTGGATACGTCGTCTTACCAAGGGCGCTTTGTGGTGACGGTGATGTCGGCGCTCGCGGAGATGGAGCGAGGCATTATTGCTTCTCGACAGAAAGACGTGCACAAAGATCGCAGGGAGCGTGGGGTAGTTTGGGGCAAAGACATGGGACCGAAAGAAGAAGTTTCTGACGAAATTGTAGAACTCATATTGACATACAGAAAAGGAGGTGTAAGCTACAGGTCAATTGCAGAGAAGTTAGATGCAGCTAAAATAAAACCGCCAAGAGGCGAAAAGTGGTCGCATGTAACTGTAAAGCGAATCATTGAGAGAAGAGAGGAATGATGGGGCGTAGGAAAAAGATTAAGCCCGAAGATGTAACCGGGCCAATCAAAGATTGGGAAGTTACCTACGAGATGCAAATTAATGGCCGCCACGTCGAGCCGGGGACTGAATTAAAGATAAGTGGTCAAAGGGGCAGGTTTAGATTTATAAAACATATAGTTTCTCCTACAGCTGAGTGGGTAGATGTCTGGGGAGGACCTAAGCACCAGGAGCAGTGGAGAAGCTTTAAAACGGACCAGGTCAAGACGGTGCACTACAAGAACACAAGCACTAAGGCGCTGGTAGAAGAGTACAAGGCAAAAAAGGCACTTCAGAGATTGGACGATGAAGATGCCTCATCCGAATAAGTACGAGGACCCTGGAGAGCATTATAAGCTCTGGTTAAGCCTTAGCTTTGAGGAGCGAGAGGCTGCCCTAAAAATAATTGCAGCTAGGCAGAAACAAAGAGAAGAGGAGTTCTACGAGGCTAAGTATGGCGCGAAAAACTCGAGAATCAAACTTAATAAACGCCCCTATTAAAGGCGAAGAAAAGCCATCCAAATTCGGATGGTGTTTGACAGGACACCACGATGGGTGTATTGTGAGGTTTCCAGGTTACAGGTGCTCCTGTGAGTGCCACCTAGATAGAAGGACGAATGGAAATACTGAGTCAGAAGCATCCGATTAAGGGAGAGCTCCTAACGTTTGCCCAGTTGGCGGGTAAGGGCGGAGTTTCTCTGTCTACTGTAAAAAGAATTGTCAGCAATGGTAGAGCAGAAGTGCACAAAAAAGGCGGTGTTAATTATGTCTACTATCGAGAGTTTCTTAGAGCGTCGTGGATACATGGCGCTACTCAAGGCGTTCCAGGGCCTAAAGGACCTAGGAAGAGCAATTAAGTATCTGTGGAGAAGGATTGACTGGAATGTAGTCCAGGTAATTGTTCTTGTGGGTCTTGTGCCTGCATGGCTGATTATTGGCGCTATCTTCTTTCCGATCTTTACAAGTTACTACAGTAGGTAAGTCGTGAAGGTCCTAATCGTCACGCCAACCATTGGTTCGCCAGAATTAGTAAACGCCCTTATTTCTGTACGCGCACAAGCGTTCCGGGAACTTGAAGGTGTCGAAGTGATGCACGTTCTGATGGTGGACGGGAAGGACTTTGAGTCAAAAGTAGTAGACGCCCTTATTGTTGCAGAAGACGAACTGGAAGAGCCAGGATTTAATCTAAAGACTGAGGTAGTTACTTGGCCGTATAACACTGGAGGGAAAGGGTTCTATGGACATAAGCTCTATGCTGCAGCTTCGATGCTGGTTACGCCAGACATCGACTGGGTGCTGTTCTTAGACCAAGATAACTGGTACGAGCCAAATCACGTAGAAAGTTTGATTCTTAAAGGAAGCCTTGAAGGTTTGGACTTTTCATACTCTCTTCGAAAGTTTTACACGCACGATGGGAAGTTTTACGCAGATGACAACTGCTCCTCGCTTGGACGTTGGACTGCTTGGGAGTCGTACATGGGCGGACACCACCTAGTCGACACTGGCTGCTACTGCTTTAGAGGAAGCTTCATAACTCAGAAGGGGCACATCTGGAATATGCTCTGGGGAGCGGACATAAAGTTCTTCGAGTCTGTGATGGCAACCGCTAGGTATGAAACAACGGGTGAGAGAACCTTCTGCTACCGGATGGGCGGGCCAGATAATCCTAAGTCAGCGGAAGAGCGAGCTTTTATAGATAAGTGGAATGCTTACGCTTTTGATCGTTTTGGGGGCAAATACCCGTGGGAAAGAGATAGTATTAAGCCATGATAGAAGTTACTGGTCCGTACAAAAAAGTAAACGCCGCTACTAGAAAGTCAATAGAAGCGAGAGACACCCTGAAGGCTGCTTCAGACGAGGCTTTTGATAAGGCTGTTGAGCTGGGCTGGGAGCTTGGGATTATTGAGGAGCGGGGGCGGGTGCGCGAAATAATAAACGCCCTTAAGCAGTCACTTACAGACGACGAAGAAAAAGCTAAAAAGACACTTGACATTGTTTTGACACTTGTGTTAGATTACGAGAACGACACTAAGGAGAATGATGTCTGATTTTGAGTATGAAGATGGATTTGAGGATTCACCGTTTACAGGCGACCAGCTAGCTCAGGTTTTGGCAAAAGTAAAGATTGCCCAGATTTTGACTGAGCGTGGAATGCAGATGGCTAGAGAAGCTGCAAATGACTTACAGTTTTTTAAAATAACCAATGAGATTGACTAATGCAATTTATGCAAGATCTTTTGGGCACTGCCTGGGCTTACTACGTTGCATTTGCGATTCTGTTTCTGTGGTGGCTAATAGAAAGGGCTGCTAGAAAAAAATGATCGATATGACTCCCGAAGAATATCAAGAAGTCTGGAACAACTGGCACTCGGAGTATGAGATTGGTGACTTCATAGAGTATTCAGAAGAAAACTGGGAAAAAGTTCAGACTATGGATACTCACTATATTTGGACTAGTCATAATACCTGCGAAGATGAAATGGTTACCTCTGGAACTCGTTTGTTTCAAAATAGTTGCTGTTGGGACACCTTCGGCTGGTATGTTGCCAAAAAGCCATGGGAAGGTGACCCAGACACTTACTACGAAAGCCACAAAGCTTCTGCGTACCTACCTTGCCACCTCTGCAATCCAGACGGAGAAGGGGATGAAGAGGACTTTAATCCAGAATGCGACTTCTGCTCTGGAGAAGGCTACGTCCACCACTTCTTTGACTAGGAACTATTAATGAGCTTCGAAAGATGGAGCACCTCAGACATTTACATGTTCGAGCATGTCGCTGGGTATATCGAATGCTGTGGCTGCATCGACAAACCAACTAGCCGGCACCTGATTCTTCTCCATGCGGCTCCCTCCAGTGAATAACGCTTCTGTAATTACAGCGGTGTAAGTATGCTCCTGTCAAGTTGAGATCAGCGGGCCAGTTACCAAAGTGTGAAGAAAGGCTCAAGGTAGACTTTAGCTATGAAACTGCTCGTGACTGGTGGCGCTGGCTACATCGGCTCTCACATTGTGCTCCAGGCGCAAGCTGCCGGCCACAACTGCACCGTAGTAGACGACCTCTCAACGGGTCTTAGGGAGCGAATCGACTGCGAACTAGTGAGCCTAGACATCGCCTCCACCTCTGCCCAGCAGGGATTAGAGAGCCTTCTGGCTCAAGGATTTGATGCTGTGATCCACCTTGCCGCCAAGAAGCAAGTTGGCGAATCAGTTGAAAAACCAGAGCTCTACTACAAGGACAACATCGGTGGTCTTGCCAATCTTCTGCTGGCAATGCGAGCAACGCACACCAAGAAGCTGGTGTTCTCCTCTTCCGCCGCCGTCTATGGAATGCCGAACGTTGAAAAAGTTTCGGAAACCACTTCTACCAAACCAATCAATCCATATGGTGAAACCAAGCTGGTCGGCGAGTGGATGGTTAGAAATGCCTCCCACTGGGGATTGCGCGGGGTGTCGCTGAGGTATTTCAATGCCGCTGGCACTGGCAGC